TATTAGTGGTGAAGATACAGATATTGAAACACAGATATATGATTATAATAATACCGTTGATATTTATAATGAACTTGAAATAGGTATAAAGTTTAAAAAACAAGAGAAGTTGTTAGAACTATATAGGGAACTATCAAAGTTAAAAGATGATGTCATACACTTAGTTATGTTTGGAAAAGATTATGAACATTTAAGGGTAAAGACGGTAAAAATTGAACAACTAATCAAGGAGTTAGAAAATGAATAAATTATCAAAAACAGAAGAAATTGAAACGATATTGCGAGAAGATGGTTCTAAATATAGAGTTCAAAAAGAACAACCGATATATTATGAAAACGAAACTTTTCAATTTGAAGATGATGACGGAGTTAGGCTTTTAGGCACAAGCGACTTGATATGTTGGTTAAAATATCGCATTAAACACAATTATTATTTTAGCAAGAAAAATAAAATGAGAGATAAAAAACTGTTGAAATGGTTGCAATCGCTTAAAAGTTCTTATGGTTGGACTGTTGACCCATTTAAAAACGCTATTTTAAAACAATTTAATTTGGCACAAGGTCGAGAAAAGGAGAAAGAAAATGAGTAAAAAAGAAATTGCAGGTTTAATTAGTTACTTAGTATCACTATTAGTTTTTGGATTAGCAGTTGGATTTGTCGTGAAACAAACAACTATAAGAGAACAAGAACAAATTAGATACGAATTAGAATTAGAAATGCTTGAAGATTATTATTCGTTAATTGCAGAGGGTAGAGAGTTAGAAATAATTACTGAAATACAAGGCGATTACATTGTGTTGTTAGAAGAGAAAATCCAGCAACTATTTAAAAAAGTAGTAGAAGAAAAAGATAACGGTAAGGATTATAAACAAGATTTAGAAAATATCGAACAATATGTGGAACTTATCGTTAAATACTTTAAGATTGATAGTCATCCTGATGTAGATAACTTTGAATTTTGGTTATTTACAAATCATAAAGAAATTTACATATGGTTACTAAATTACGAGTAGATGAGGCATTTAATTTATATGGCAAAATTAAAAGAGTTAAAAAAGTTGGCATTTATAATGACATAACACACTTTAAAGATGATTATTATTTGTTTTATGATGAAGATGAAGTTTATCATTTAGAAAATAAAAAGACAGGCAAAGTCGTTTATACATTTAGTGCGAACGGACAGCAACAAGCGTGGGTTAAAGCGTTAGCATATATTACGAAAGAATTGTAATTGTAAAGGAGATTGATAGATATGAATAACGAAGAAATTAAAAGAGAAGCGATAGAGTTAGGTGTTTATTATAAAATGAATGGAGTTATCACACAAAGAAAACTGCTTTTATATGATGAAATGTTGGGTGATGATAGCCCTATTAACGCAGTAGCAAAACGCAATTTAAGAACAAGACTTGATGAATTAGATAAAACGCACGAATATATTGTCGCTGAAATTAAAAGATTAGAAGCGATTGTCGGTATTAAAAGCGGAATTGTAAAGGAGTGATTAAGTGAAACTTAAAAAAGATGTTTTATTTACTTATGATGAAGATAGTAAAAGTTATGTTTTTCATATAAGTAGTGGTGTGAAAGTTAAAAAAGTAACAAGTAGAATGTTCCCAATTTTGATAGGGAAAAACACATTTAATGGTGTTGGTTATGGTGTTTTAGATAGAGTAGGTCTTTTAGACTTTGAACCGATAGACCCATTTTATGCAGTAAGAGGTGCGATAGCCGAATATTTTGTTTATCATTACTTAAAAAACACTTATAAAAAACACGGTATTGACCTTATAATGAAAGCATTTAATACAAAGGCAAGTGGCTATGATGTTTTTAAGAGTAATGAACGGTTTAGTGGAGTTCCAGACATTGGCATTAGTAAACCAGATAAGTATAGAGCCGTTGTTGAAGTTAAGAGCAAGAATATTAAAAGTTATGAATATATCATTGACAAGAAAGAAGTTCCTGAAGAAGAAGTTTTACAAGGTAAAATGTTATCTCATTTAAGTAAGGTTGATAAGTTGCTTATCGCTTATGTGTTTTTTACAGATGAACAAGAAGAAGCGATTAAAAGAGCCATGCACACTATTAAAGATGTAAACGACTTTGATGTTCCTGAGTTTTGTGCGAGAATTATTTTGGGTTTAAATCAAGTAATTCTTAATGATAAAACAATTATTAAGTATGATATAAATCATGAAGAAGTATTAGATGATATGAATGTGGCTTATGAAAACTTACATAGAATTGCAAAAGACGGTGTTATTCACGCTTCACATTTTACAGTTCAAGAACAAGAATATTTAGATAACTTATTGTTGGAACGAAGTGGTGTTAAGGAAGAAGAACTCCCTTTCTAACAATTAAAGGAGTGTTTATTGACTATGAAAACGAAACTATCAAGGTTGCAAGAAATTAGAGATGAAGTGCGAAAACTTTATGCTGAAAAAGAAAAGTTAGAACAAGAAGTTATTGATGAAATGGTGCTTAAAGAATTAAAAGAAATTGACTTAAATGACAATGGCATAGGTGATGAGTTAGTAACTTTAAAATGGGTTTTTGAAACTAAACTTGACTATGAAAGGTTACAAGCACTTTACCCAAAGATTTATGAACAAGGTTTGATAACAAGTTTTAGCGTGAATAGAGCCTTGAAAAGTGTTGATAAAAAACTTTTAAAAATGATAATTGATGATTGTAGAACAGCAAGACCACATTATGAAATTAGATATAAGAAAAAGAAGAAAGGAAAATAAGATGTTATGGCGAATAATAATGATATAAGCAAAAGTCAAGAAAGGTCGTTGAATGACTTAACTTCAAAATACAAAGACCTAACGCATGAAATACAAATTGCAACCAATTTTTTAGAAACACTTAAAAGACAAATAATAGACTTCTTTGAGTTGCTAAACATTGATAATAAAAACGGTGTTAGGGTTGAAGAAAAAGTAAATGTTAAAAAAGTAACGATTAAACAGTTGAAAGAATTGTTGAATATTGATGTTGGTTTAGAAGATGATATTTTCAATAATGTTGTAGTGCAAGTTGATATTGACAAAACGATTGATAACATGATTTATGTTGTTGGTTTAGCAAAGCCTATGGCTAAAAAAATAGGCGAAAGATTACGAGATTTACAAGAAACAAAATACATTGATTTGGAGGTTAGTAAGTAATGAAAGAAATGGAAAAAATATTTAGTGTGGGTGATAGAGTTTATCACAAAGAGTTTGGTTCAGGAACGGTTGTTGATATTATGACTTTGCCCCGACCAAAGTTTAATCTTTTTGAAGGTGCAAACAGGTCAGGGCACGATTATTTTTATTATATTTTAGGAAAAAGAAATTGGGAAATTGGTGAACCTTTTATCTTTGATGAAGTGAATACTATACCACGCTATATTGGTTATAAAAATGGTGTTACAACGCTTGTTTGGCATGACGGTAGCAAGGCAAAAGCAAAGGCGAAAGACAACGAGAATATTGACTACTTATATGGTTTTTTAATCGCTTATTATAAGAAGATTAAAGGCTATAAGAGTGGAAAAATGAGAAAACATTTACAAGAAGTGCTATACCCTTATACTTTTGATTTTCAAGTTGGTTATTTGATGAGTGTATTTAGAGAAAACTGTGGTTTAAGCGTAAGAAAACAAGAACAATTTTTAGACCTTTATACACTACAACCTAACTTGCCGTTTGAAAAAGATGAAAGCGAAATTAGTATAACCTTTAAAGTCGATGAAAAGTTTTTAAAGTGATAAGACATGAGATATTTAGCAATAAGCAAAACGCCTTATTATATCGCTTATGCCGTGTTTGAAAACAAAGTCTTATATGACTATGGGAAGATAGAGTTAAAGGGCGATAGTGGGCTTAAAAGGCTTTTAGAGTGGGAAAACAAGGTTGCTGACTTGATTGTTAAGTATAGCCCAACATTTTTATTAACACATTTGCTTGATACTGAATATATGATGAAAAAAGATATTGAAAGAATTGTTGAAATTAGAACAATCTTACAATTAGTAAGCGAAAAGCATAGTGTAATTTATATGGAGTTTAAGACAAGTGGTTGGGAAAAAAGAATAGTAGGTCGTGCAACCAATTTAAGAAAATTAAGGCTTGTGAATAATGGTTATGAAATTGAAATTGATGATGTCGAGATAGCCAACGCAATTATTTTATGCGAAGGTGTGGCACATAAAAAGTTACAAGTGGCACGATAAGAAAGTTGTGATAAAAAAATGTCTATGCTTGAAAAAGGAATAACGGTTTATGTAAATAAAGAGTTGAAAGCGTTAGTGATAGTCAATGAGATTGATTTAGGTTTTATTGACAAGAAAATAGTTGCTTATGTAGATAAAGACCTTAAAGAAGTAATAATCAATGTTTTAAGCCTTTTTAAAGAAACACAAGTCAATATAAGTGAGTTGCAAGAAAAGTTGCTGTATGGCTTTAAAAATGCGTATAGCGATAGGTTTACGGTAATTACAACGACTTTTGATTTGGAAAGCAATATAAAAAATAAAACAGTAAGAAATAGGCGAATGTTAGAGAAAGAAAACTTGACAAGTGAAAATTATGTAAAGGTGGTAAAGCACATTGGAATTGAAAAGACTAAATATATACGCAAACGATAGAAAAGAGCCAACGATTATTGTTACATACATAACAAAAGAAAGTAAAAAGCGTGAGTTGGAGGCGTTTAAGGTTTGGTTAAGAAAAGATAAAGCGTGTGATTATGAGATTATAAACTATGCGAACAAGTTGTTTTATCAAGTGAAAGTGCATACCAAAAAGCCAACCGAAAAAGATATATTTAGAGTATATCAAGAGTTGTTTAGCGATAAGTTGTGGGAAAACTATAAAGAAACACAAGACTTTATTTTTGATAAAGTAGCAATCAATATACCACCACAAGTCGATTATGTAGAACTTGACAAAGATTATATGCGAAACTTTGTTGAAGAATATACAATAGAGTATATTAAAGAAGTAAATAAAAAAACGAAAAGTAAAAAGTAAAAGGAGTGAGTGAAACAATGTTTAACAATAAAAGAATGAGATTAACGGTTATTATTCTTATTGGCATTTTAGTTGCAATAGCCATAGGTAGCGTTATTTATAAACAAGTAAACACGCTTAATTATAAACATAGGAACGATTATGTTTTGTTAAGTTTTACCGATAATGGCGAAATCATTGTCAATACTGAAACACCATATCTCTTTGTGTTTGATAAACGGATTTATAATGATGATTTTGATGATTATTTGCAAGTTCATAGTTATACTTATGAAAGTGTAAATATTGAACTATTTAGGAAAGATAAGGTCTTTGAAAGAGAAAGTTCATACCCTTACTTTTTGAATGAGATAAGTAGGGGTAAGATTAAAGTCTATAAAATTGTGATAGGCAACCAACAAGGCACTTATTTTGTAGCAAAATTAAAAGACCTAAAACTTGATATTCAAGAAAACAAAGCAATCGCTTATACTTTTAGAGAAAATAGTTCAGTAGGTGATTAAAATGTCAAAACATATATTAACGATATTTACAAAAAATAGGTTAAAAACTGACAAATCACTTGAAGTCGCACAAAAAATTGAAGCACATTTAGACCATAAGTATAAAGTGTTAGTTTTTGATAAAATGGTTGAGAAAGTTGAGTTTTTTGAAACTCCACAAGATGAAGATATTGCAACTATACAATACGATTTATCAAGTTTAGAAAAAGAAATAGAAAGTTTAAAGGGTGAAAGTGAAAATGGAAATGATGAATAATTTTGGTAATGATGTTTATTTTTTAGTAACTTATGAGGGCTTGTCAGGTGAAACAACACATCAAGCCGTTTTAACGCAAGACCAAATCAATAATTTAGGTTTCGTTAGAATAATTAGTGTAACAAGAATATATTAAAAGGAGAAGATGAAAAATGAGTAAAAATGTTGTAGCGACAGGAGTAGAGAAAAAAGTTACCTTTAATTTAAGTGGCATGGAAGAAAGAGATAGAATTATTGCAAACGAATTGTTATTTAAGTTAGATGAATTGTTAAGAACCTATGATAGACAAGTGGTGCAATTTAAAAATATGATTGAAGAACTTAAAACACAACATTGGTTTTTACAAGTTTCTAAAAAAGATAGTCCAAAAGATGAAGAACGCTATAATGAAATTAGAAAAAAGAAAATGGAAGAAACGCAAAAGGCTATTGAAAGTCATGAAAAAGCAATTATTGAAGCCGAAAGATTGCATGAAAGCGTAGCAACATTTATTAGTGATTTAAGTGATAAGATTGATACCAAGCGTGAAGAAAGTGAAAGTGAAGTTATCAATACGGTTATTTATGATGAAGCGTTTTTTAGACCTATTGTTGATTTAGTAACGGTTTTAGGTTATGTTGATTATGATGATGTAATTAGAAAAAAAGCAAAAAGTGATAAAGATATTCAATAATAAAAAAAGAAAGGAATTATGGTGATTAGTATGCAAGATGACTTTATGAAAAAAGTGCAAGAACAACAAGGGTCAAGTCAAGAAATTGCGAAAAAATTAGCCGAAAAACAAGCCGAAAAAGAAAAAATAAACGAAGATATTAAAAAAGTAGGTCGTGAAATAAGATTTTGGCTTCCTATTGCAATATCGACTATCATATCATTAGGTTTAATTGGTTTTGTTGAGGCTTTTCAAGCGGACTTTTCACTCGCTTATATCACAACAGCAAACTTTTGGTATAAGTTTTTCATGTTACAAGTGGCAAATATCTCACTTATTGCGACAATAACGGTTGTTTTAGCGAAAAGAAAAAGATTAAAAGACCCTAACTATAATGCTGTAAGAAAAGAAAAACAAACTTTAATCGAATATGACAAAGATGACCCTTATATTGATAGTGAAGCAGTAGAAGAACGCTATCGAAGAAAAACAAACGCATGGAAGATTTACATTAAGAGAAAGCGTGAAAAGTGGCGACTTAAAATTAAGGAAGTTCCTGATGTCGAAGCAATTAAGCGTGAAAAAGAGAATAAAAAACGTGAAAAACTTGAAAACGAAATTGTTTTAGACAAAGAAAATGTTATTGAAATTACACAAATTGACAATGACAATAACGATAATGAAATAATCGAAATTGACAATTATGACCTTGAATTGACCGAAAAAGAAGAGCCGATTATACCACTTATACAACAAGAACCTACTGTTGTTATTGAAAAGATTGAAGAAGATACAAAGAGTTCAATTAACCAATTAGAAGTGTTTTTAAGTAATGATGATAACTTTATCGAGCAACCAATAAAAACGGCTTATGGGCTAAAATCTATGGTTTTACGGCATATTGAGAGAAAACGAGTGAAACGAAATATCAAAATTAAAGATAATATACTAAAATACAATTATATGTTAAGTGATGAGTATATTTTAGAAAATATTGACAATCTTAAAGTTAAGTTCAATGAAGTTTCAAAAAACTTGCTTGTAACCGATGTTTATCATGCTGTTGATAGTAGTGGCGATGAGAAAATTAAAATCAATAGATTTAAGTTGCTTACAAGAAAATACTCGGTAAAAGTGCTTTTAACAGCAACCGTTTCAGCCGTTACAGGTTCAATGATTTTAGATTTGCAAGACTTAACACCTGCAACATGGTTTAATATCTTTCTAAAATTAGCGATTTTAACAGTAAACGCACTTATAACAATACTTGATAATGATGATTATTTCTTAATAACCGATATGTATGAAGTTTTAGCAAGTAAAAATATGCTTGAAAGAATGAAGTTGCGACATTTACGCAAAAAAGAGATTGACAAAAAATAATAAATGTTATATAATCAAAGTGTCTTTTTAAATCCCCCTAAATTATTTAAAGACAAAACTATCTATGTTCCATTTTGATTATCTTTCTCCTTTCTTATTATTACTTTTTGTGATAATTCTTTAAGAAGATAATTATGCGAACAACCCCCCTAAAAAAAGAGAGTGTATGTTATTATACATTCTCTTTTTCTTGTTTATTATTACTTGTAGTGTTTTTTAGGTCTATCTTTAAAAGGCTATCGAGCATATTGTGTGATGTTCGTTCTTTAAGTTCTTTTTCAACTGCCCTTTTTTGTTCCACTGCGACATCATAAGGTTTCCAAAATAATAGTGAAGCACCAACGCCAACAGCACCTGAAAGAAATAATTGTAATAAAGCCGTTAAGAATATCGAGCCAACCCACACAAATAGTGCGAGAAACGACCATATTAAGACCCATTTAGCCCTTTTCATAGTTTCAGTGCTTTCATCACTTAACTTTCTAACATTCTCTTTAATCGTGTTTCGTAGAAAAGCATAAGCGATAATACCGACAGCGAAAGTTCCACCTGTTACTGAATAACCAGCATTTTTATATGAGAAAAGACCATACTTATAAATGATAAAACTTAAAGGAATACCAAATTGAATGAGTTTAGCAGATAAACCGAAAAGACGAGCCTTTGGAGTTAAAACAACTTTTGTTTGCTTTTTGTTTAGTCTAATAAGGTTTTCTAACATGGGTTATCACACCCCGTCTAATTGGCTATCGGTTTCGTGAGATAAATCAACAGTTTGTCTTGCTTGTTTTTCTTGTAAATCAATGCTTTTCTTAACCGATTGTGCGACAATATCGGTAACGCCATCAACTTGCTTTAAGACTTGATAAAAATCGGTTTTTAAGTCTTTTGGAATATTCATGTTAGCGATAAGAAGTGCATTAAGGCTGACAAGTTCATCAATTTGTTTATCTTTACTTTCAATTTGTGCGTCTTTAACCTTAACAATTTTGATAAGTTCTTGTGCTTGTTCGTAAATAATCTTGCCACTACTAATCATTTCGTTCGTGCCGTGTGTTATACCTTTAAGCACATTTTGGTTTCCGTCAGTAACAAACTTTTTAAGCGAAAAACTTGGTAATAATTTGATAACCGATTTACCAATTTGGAACGCTGTAAGAAAAACAATAGTTGCACCTTGCCAATTTTCTAATAAATTCTCAAACCACATAAGTATCGACCTTTCCTTTCAATGTTTTTAATTCAGCCCTTGTATCTTTAAGGACATTTTTTAAGATTTCAATTTGCTTGTCTTTTCTTACAAACTCATTTTCAACTTGTTTGATAAACTCTGCGAAAGTTAAGTTATCAAGTTCGGCAATCGGTATTTTGCCAATAGCATGAAAACCACTTTTATCGCCAATGTGTGAGTAAATCATACCACTTTTTCTTAAATGCTTTCTTTTCATTAAGTTTACATCATCTTCTTTGTCAAAATGCACTGTTCTAACATTTTTAATCTTGTCTTTGTCTTTTTCTGTCATAGATAACATCACTCTTCCTTTCCAATCTTTTCTTGTTTCTTGCTAAACCCTTTTCTAAAACTATCTTTAATCATTTTAGCGGTAACCGTTTTATCACGGAATAAATACCGCTGAATGACTAACGCAACAGCAATAATGAATAAGTTAAGTGGTATTGGTGTGAGCCAAAAAGCGTAAATTGTCGCACCTATGATTTTTAAGGTTGCGTTTTTGACAATAACACCTACGATAAATAGCCCACTACCACTAATCAACAACCACGCAAGTAGTATGCTTGGTATGCCTTTTATGCCTAACTGTAATGCGATAATGACAAGCGTTTTTAATGTCTTCCATACAAACATAATAAACTGCTCTAAAATAAGCCATAATGCAGGACTAAAAATTGAGCCAATAGTTGCGATAATAATTTCAAGTGTCATCTTCATCACTCTCACTCTTGTTTTCATGCTGTGCGAAAATCATAAACTGACTTGCCATTGTTATTACGATTAAAACGAATAAGAATATCATTTCACTTTTGGAATGTTTAGCCTAAATGGTCTTTCGTTTCTTAAATCGTAATCTTCAGGCTTCGGTATTTCTTCATAATTGTCGATTGTGTCTTGTGTCTTAACGCCCTTAGGGTAGATAAAACCAATGTTGATTTCTTCGCCCATTTTCATTTTCGTTTTCTTGTTTTGCCAAATGTAGCCTTCTTTTGCTTTATGTATCATGTTTTCATTTCTCCTTTACGGCATTTCGCTTATGCCTTTAATTCTTGAAGCAAGTGAATTCCAATTTGTCGCTGTCTTGTATGCTGTAACACTTTCATCTGGCACATAAATTGGTGCGTCGTTTTGATTACCAAATGCAAATGAACTTGCTAATGTTGGTGGAGTAGTTGCTTGTATCTCTACATAGGGGACTAATGTCCAATTATAGAAAGCCCAATTTTCAATACTTATCACACTATCGGGTATTACAAGTGGTTGATTATTTGAAGTCCAATTACGGAAAGCATTATTTTCAATACTCGTCACACTATCGGGTATTACAAGTGGATGGTTATTTGAAGTCCAATAACTAAAAGCATCAACACCTATACTCGTCACACTATTTGGAATTACAAGTGGTTGATTATTTGAAGTCCAATTATAGAAAGCCCAATTTTCAATACTTATCACACTATCGGGTATTACAAGTGGTTGATTATTTGAAGTCCAATTACGGAAAGCCCAATTTTCAATACTTATCACACTATCGGGTATTACAAGTGGATGGTTATTTGAAGTCCAATAACTAAAAGCATCAACACCTATACTCGTCACACTATTTGGAATTACAAGTGGTTGATTATTTGACTGCCAATTATTGAATGCATCATTACCTATACTCGTTACGCTGTTTGGAATGATTAACTGCTTGTCATTTGCTAACCAATTATAAAACGCGCTTGTTCCAATCGTTGTTACGCTGTTAGGAATAATAACTTGTTTGTCGTTTGCTAACCAATTATAAAACGCGCTTGTTCCAATCGTTGTTACGCTGTTAGGAATAACAACTGAATAATTATTTTCCAATAAATCTTCACCACGTCGTCCTAATTCTTCTTCCGCTAAAAAAGCCCATTCGGGTATCACTTCAACACCCTTTGGAACAATCACACCGCTTTCATAATACTTGTTAAAGCCACTTTCAACTTTTAATGCAGTATAATTTTCTTCTTCGCCAATAAATAAAATGCTTTTTCCAAGTGGGAAGCCTAAATCGCCTAAATCAATAAGTGCAAAAAGTGGATTAACGCCATAAGCAAACAAATATAAAGGTGTTCCTGTCCCTAATGCGTCCTGATTATCGCCAACATATCTAAGATTAGAAGGAGAATCTTGTTTTGTTCCGTCAACGATTATTGTTCCTACTACACTATCAATAAGTGTAATTTTTACAGTTTCCATCATTTCAATACCGCCATTGGCACACAAGTCATAAAATGTGTCGATATTATCTCCTGTATAAAAACTTAAAATCATACCTAAATCATCACTTGCCATAACAAAGTTCAAACTTTCGTCAAAGTATGTTTCTTGTTTATCGTGATTTTTCCATGCTTCCGTAAGTGTTTCTAAATTATCGTCCACAGCGAACTTACCTGTCGCATACAAAAAATATGGGTTGCTTGGGTCGATGTCTGTTAAGTCTAATTCAACACCACTTTGAATAGTTGCAATTTCATCTTCAAAGTCTTGGGCGTTTATATCTCCTACCGTGCCTTTTTTATCTCTAATAGCATTTGCAATACCGCCTAAAAAATCTCTTAAATTATTATCTTTTGCCATTAGTAATCATCTCCTAACGCTTCCGTAATAACTGTTGCGATATAATCATAAACTGCTTTTGGACTTGCTGTTTTCGTGTTATCGTTTTTGTCCGTGTCAATATCGGTTGAAATTGTTGGAACGGTTGGTATAGTTGGTTTGTTTGTTAAGTCAGTATAACTGCCACTAAATAACGTTGGCTTGTTTTTAATATAATCATCTGCACCTGTGTCTGTCTGTTCCCAATCTGCTTGGACATTTTCATCTCCGCCTGACGCAACTACTTTATATGAACCGTCATCGGCTAAATACTTCGTGCCATCACCATCGTCTTTAAGTAACGCAACTTTGCCTTTTTCTATGTCATCATAATCGTTTTTACTCAACCCCATGTTTTGAACTTTATCGACTTTATTGCCTAACTCATCAACTATCTCGTCAATAGCACCTTGAACTTTGGTTGCTTCTAATTGACTTGTTTCGTTATCATAATTAACTTGTGTTGCGTCAATATCTGGAATATCACTTTTGGCTAACGCACGACCACCTATTACTAAACCTTTTGCGTCATAAGTAATTACTGGCTTTGTGCTTGGTGAAATAAGGCTATTTTTAGTAACCTTGTTATTAAATGCTGTATCAAGTTGTGTTTTATCATAAAGATTTGTGAGTTTTGTAAAAAGTTCTTTTGACATTAAGCCATCATTTTCAGCCGTTGCTAAACCAATAATAAATTGACCGTAGTTGTCCCATGTTGTGCCGTTGTAATACCATTCGTTTTTCTCATTATCAACAAGGACATCTCCAATTTGTGAAGTTCTTTCTAACAATGTATATATTCTTGCTGTTAAAAGTGATTTATCGCCACTAATTGTGTTTGTATCTTCATCAATGTTACCACGATAAATGAAAACCCCTGCCAATGCAGAAATTAAGTTTCTAATATCTGCGTGTGCTTCAAAGTCAGTATTATGTGCCGTTATTTTTGCAATAATCTCACTTTCGGTTGCTTGTGTTGTTGGGTATTTGTTGTTATCAATAACACTAAAATCTGTTGCTTTATTTGACTTATCTTCCTTACCACTTGCCAAAGGTTCAAATTGTGAATAGTTGATTGCTTCTTTGCCACTTGCACCGTCTTCAACTAAAACTTTACCACTATTATCACGTTTAACATAAGCATTATTTATAATGTTTTTACTGCCTTTTGCTCTTGTTTCTTCTCCGTCATCTTTAACAACATAAATAGTTTCAATGTTTTCGTCTTCAAAATGAGTTGGCTTTTTAGCCTTTTCTGCAAGTTTTGTGTTTAGTGTTTCTAAATTAACTGCGTCTTCGTTGTCGCTTGGGTCTGCTGTTGCAACTGCACCTGTCGCTTTTCTTAAAGCAACTGTTGTTGGAGTTTGGCTTGAATTAACAGGCAAGTGTGTGTTAGGCTCTCCTAAACCAAAACCATTTCTGTATGGAATAGACCCTTGTGGAATTGACATTTTCGTTGCTTTATTGTTTTGTAAATCGGTTATATCTTGACCGACTTCTTCCCTTGCCTTACTCTTAACATAACTATCGCTAACATTTGCTTCAACTGTTATTACATCATCTTCACGACTTTGGGTAAATTGAACTGAACCTGTGTCTTCAAAAACAACATTACTTAACTTACCAGCAATATCTAATTCAAAACCCTCAACTGTGCTTTCAAGTCCAAAAAATCGGCTATTTATATCTTCGAGTTCTTGCCAAATTATTTTGTATTGTGCGTCCTCTAATGTCGTAATCGGTAAATCAAGGTTAAAACCACCTTGTAAAGTAATATAGCCTAAATTATATTGTTTACGGCTAATTTGTCTTTGAATATCAAAAGCACTCATCTCTTGCCAACTATCGCCATCATACTCATAATAACCATAATCTTGATTGTCAGTAACATAAGCAATATTATCTTCTTCTGGTGTCGCATAAGCATTAAGCAAAGTTAAAGTTGCAAATGTGCCAATAAAATTAACTCCACTTTCTTGAACTACGGTTACTGAAACATCCATAGACGTTTTTGAGTTTATGTTATATCTTGAAACAAGGTCTGGTATATTAGCAAGGTATTGTGCAAAATCTCTTGGTGCATTTTCGCCACCTAATGTGTGATTTACAATTCCACGATAAAAGATTGGGAACTTATGTGAGGCTGGTATGCGAGTATTTGCACTTTTGTATGTAATGTATGTGTATGAGTTTTCGCCAGTGCCACCGTCTTCAATATGTATGCGTAATAGATTTACATTTGACAACGGATGAAACGAACTTAAATTGCTTGGGTCTTTTACTTGACCACTTTTAAGAAAATATATTGTTCCAATGTTGCCTTTAATTTCATTCGCCATACTATCTTATCTCCTTTTTAATTGTTTTTATACCCCGTAGGGTTAGGGGAAAGTTCTTAATCATAAAAATTATATTATAACTAACTTAATTCCCCTATCTTTACACGACCTTTTTAACTGGTGGTCGTCCATCACCATAATCAACTTCATATTCAATCTTAACACCTAAACCCATTTCTTTATCAAATGTAAAGCCTTTGGGTAAAATGTTTTCATTGATAAACTTTTCACGATATAAAACGACTTCTTCGGTAATTTCTTTAATCTTGCCAGTGTTTTGTAATGCTTTTGTATCACCAGCAAATTGAGTTACGCCATAAGTGCTTTTTTTATACTTAAAGAAACCTAAATAAGTATTAGTTTCTGCATAATAGACATGAACTACGCCTTTGTCGTTATCTTTTTCTTCTACTCTTTCAAATCTTAACATAACCTTTTACTCCTTTACACTTCATCACTAATCGTAATCGTTGCAGATGTAATAGTGATTGAACCAGCGTAAACAAAATCTTCTTGTGCAATATCTTTAATGAAAATTACCCACGCATTATCGCCACTATTTTTCAACGCTTTTAATCTGTTCACATGACTTCCTGCTGGTAAGAAAATAACTTGATTTGAGGGTATTTCCATGCTTGAACCAGTGGGTGTTTTATATGCAAATGCACTTGACCGTTCAATCTCTGGTCTTTCTTCATCTGTGTTAGCAACTAATTTCCAATAACTGTAACCATGACCATCATCGCCTCTAACCACACCGTTTTGATTAAATAATGCCAATAAATCTCCTTCTTCGTAATATCTTGGGTCATGTGTTAATAAAGCGGTCATAACATCGGAACCATTTGCTCCTTCTGGTATGCTTAAATCAATTTTGTTTCCAGAACTATCATAATCTGTAACTGTTCCAGCAACGAACTTGTGCGATAATATGGTATATGCACCAATAACTGCGTTTGTAACGCCACTGGCTGAATAATCTTTAATACCCTTTAAAATCTCGTTTTTTGCTTGAACATTAAAAGTAATTGTTTGTGCCATATTTTTACACTCCTTTTCCTAATTTTAATTTTTTACACATCATCTGTTAAAGTAATAGTTGCCGTTTCAACAGTAATTGTTCCAGCGTAAGTAAAGACTTCGCTTGTGTTAAGTTTCACAGTAACAACCCTAAACATATTTGGGTATGTGTTTTTGTGAATAACTAAATGTGTAATTGTTTTACCAGCACTAACATTTATGACAACATCGTTAGGTAAGGTAATAGCACCGCCAGAAGCACTTGCATAATTGAAAGCCGTTGAACTTGCAACTACGGCTTCGTCGCTATCTGCTTCCAAAGCACTAATTTGAAAATCTGTAACACTATTGGCAGAATATGCTCGTAAGGCATTTAAGCCAACATTTTTTGTTTCTACGGGAAAAATCGCCATATTTTCTTACTCTCCTTTTTTAATTTCATATTCTATCTTACCGCTGTTTTTTCGATAAAACAGATAGGCTCTTTCGCCTTGTTTCAATTCTATCTGTGGCAACTCATCTACCACCACTTCATCTTTTTTAGGTTTATATTCTTCATTTACGATTAGCAACCTAATAACTTTCTCGTTTTTTATTTTCAACGCATACACATTTTTTCACGCTCCCAAATCATACTTTGTCATATTACTATACTATTGAACATATTTCACAATTTGAATATGTATAACCAGTAATTCTTGAACGACTTACATTACAAGCCCATGTTTGACCCACTTGGACACATTCGGTTTTTTGAACACCATCTAACATACATGAAGCACTTGTGTTTTGGCTTTCATCACTAAATGAAATATAACTATCTATAATGTTCCATGTGCAAGTTGAGGGCATTTGGTCGCACCTTGTATTGCCAACATCTGCACTTGTTAAACATTGGTTTGTCCCAACTGGGGAACTGCCACCAGAAGTCCATTTGTATTGTTTGGCTGAATAATCAAACGATAGTCCTAACTCCATACCACCATTAAGCGTTGCACCTATATCTTTCGATTTTCGATAATTAAGACTTATACCCATAATCATATTTCCATTAAGATTTTCGCCAATATCTTTGGTTCTCCAATAATCAAAATCAAGGTCAATATCTAAATTACCATTTAAGGTCATAGGCTTACCAGCACTTTTTACATAATCAAGGTCTAAACTTGCAATCATGCTTTCGCTTAAATTAAAGCCTACATCGTGCGTTCGCCAATATTCGAGGTTTAGGTCGGCTATTAGGTTTGAGTTGATTGTCATTGGTATTCCAGCCGTTTTAACATATTGTAAGTCAAGGTCGGCAATCATATTTCCATCAATCTCTGCACCAACATCATGTGTCCGCCAATAATTAAGGTCTAACTCTGCTATCATTTCACTATTAAGGTTCATAGGAAGCCCAGCGACTTTTACATAATTAAGGTTAAGACCAACAATCATTTCGCTGTCAAGGTCTGCACCTATGTCTTTTGTTCGCCAATAGTCAAGGTCAAGTGCCACTTCTAAATCACCATCAATAACAAGTGGTCGTCCATGTTCTACATGATAATCAAGGTCTAACGATGTTATTAAACTGCCGTCAATTTCAATCGGTCTGCCATGTTCTACATGATAATCAAGGTCTAAACCAGCAACCATTTTTAAATCAAATAATGCAATATCACGATTATCTCTTAAATCGCCTATCTCAATCATGTCGTAACGATAATGCCGTTTATAAAACTTAAAACCATTGTAATTCGTGTTACAAGCCAAATATAAATTGCCTAAATCATCGCCAATAGCCCAATTTGCATACTTAACTGTTCCACTCATGTTTAGAATATCATTACCTACAAAATAGAATGATTTTGTCGCTGGGTTTATCAAAGCATTTACATCTGGAACTAACTCAATTTTTTTAGCCCAACCATCTTTAATCTTTAAATCATCAAACTTATTATACTTTGTAACCGTGTTGTATAAATATAAGTATTTTGTCGTGCCGATAATTGTATCTTGATAACCTTCTAAATCATGCTCTTTTTCTGGGTTTCTAACTAAAAGATTTTTAACAAAGAAATCTTGACCTATAATATATTCCTTGAAGTTATCTGTCAAAACTTTTAAATGATAAGGTATCATAATGCTTTGCGACTTATCTTTTGTAATAATCAATGGGTCATAATCTGGGTGTTCTCTGTCTAAATTACCACTCATAAAAAGCGTATGTGCGTTTCCTATTATTGAAGTATGATTTGTTTTAATTAAAGGGTAGTTATCTAATTTCTCGGCTTCCGACCAATCTGTTTCATTACCAGCCAATTCCCCATTTACAGTGAGTTGAAACCATAACTCATTCATGTTTCCCAAATCATCAGTATATTTGATAGCCTTATTAAATCTTTTGTCATAATCTTTAGGTGTGTCTGTATATTCTACGGCATTTAAAGCAATTTGATTATTCTTAAAACCAAATTGAAAGACTAATCCACCTTTGTAACCAAAAGCGTTCACTGGTGTTGATATTGCGTATTTATATGTGCTATCTGGGTGTCTATCTAAAAAAGTATCTGTTCTAATATAAGCATTTGTTACTCTTGTTTTTCCGTTATCAAAATCATTGATAAGATTTCCTAACAAAAGTTTCATAACATGGTTATATGCACCAGAAGTATAAATCTTTGTTGTTTGCTCATTAACAGAACGGTGTGGTGCTGTAATATAAACAATATCACTATAAGGCTCAATGCGTTCATAGACTTGTGAAGTTGTTGGTATTTCAAAAACACGATATGCTTGTTCAATGCCAATAAATTGACTTAACCTATTATGGTCTTTCGTTACATTATAAGTGGCTAAAATATAGTTGTTTTGTAACTCTAATTTTCGTGTTGTAATAACAAAGCCGTTTGTGTCTTGAACTCCAACTGGGTAAATACTACCCACTGTTGTATGATATTTTTGAAAAGTCTTGCTTGGAACGCCACTTCGTTGCATATCACCATACATTTTTCTACTTGCACTTTCAACATTAAGTAATTTATCACTTTGATTTATTCGTGCTTCACTAAAATAGTCTAAATAAGTCATGTCATCTCGTTCAACTTCGACTGTAACATTCTCTTGAGTGATATATTCTAAATTAAATCTTAAAAATCTCCACCCTAAGTTTTCTACTTTTGTTGAGGGGTCTGTCAATAATGTTCCTGTATTACTTAACCCTGAAACTGAAAATGAATAATCAACTGCTATCACATCTTCATTAAGTGATGTTTCAATAGTAGTATAGACATGTGGTTTTGGCATATTTCTTGTTATTTGTTCTGCCAATGCTTCACCAATAACATTTTTGATTAAACTTTCTTGCCACAATACTCCAAAAACATCACCAAAGTTGATAAATGTTGAGTTTTGTTCCCAATGTAAATTAACTACCTTTAGATTTCTCGTTCCAACATAAGTCGCAAAGATACCATGATGTGCCATAGAGGGGTAATTTGTTGTTGCAAGTTTTATCTCCCAATCTTGTTTATTTAAAAATCGTGGCATTAAATCAATTTCATAATTGTTATATGTTTTTGATTGTGCTTTTCCTAACGTTATATCACCAGAATATACTTTCAAATCATTTAAAAATGTGTGAAACTTTATTGGTTCGTAAATCGGTCTTGATAACTCAATTCCTTGTTTATCTTGAAGTATTTGGACTGCATTTGACCGAACTGTTTTAAACATATCTCCACTGGGCTCAATAATGTTTGCGTGTTCACGATTATCTGGTAATACTCTTTCTAACCAACCAACGCCCTTGCTTGATAATTCTTGTGCGTCTTGTGAAGTATGAAAACTTGTAACATCACCCATGTGAAAATCGCCAACAATCTTATTAAACTTGTCCATACTTAAAATGTCCATGTTTTCATCTCTATCACGGTATAAACGACTAATAGAGTTCACATATAAGAAAACACTATTGAGAACTTGTCTTAAAGTTGCTCTTTGAATGAATGTTTGCGGTATTTCTACGCCTTTTAAGTAATCAACAATCGTTGGGTCGATATTAAACATTCTCGTTTGGTCAAAATACTTTTTACTTTCAATTCCACCAAAAGTTGATATGTTATCTCTAATCATATCTAAAATGTCATAAATTGAAATAACTTCTTTTGGTATAACTCGAATATAATATGTATAAACTGGGACATCTTGGTCTTCTAAAAATGGTGGCGTATATTGAAAATCGCCAACTTCAATACTATGAAAACCATATTCAACTTCATAATCGCCAACTTCTAATTCAAAACTTGCGTCTTCTGTGTCTAACCATTTCTTTGTCCCATTTATCTTTACATAAGTCGATATTTCTCCATAAGTATAAAGATTTGTTGTTCCGCTCTTATAACTTTTTGCTTGTGTGCCTTTTCCATGTGCTTTAAAAATTATATCGTTTTCTAAATATGTTGTATCAACCTTTAATGGTGGTAACCACGCATACATAATATATGATGTATTTGTGGTTGAAATTACGGCTGTTTCGTGATATAAAAATGGTGCTGGTGTTTTATCTTTTTTAACTTTTGTGAGTGATAATGTATTAACAAGTCTTTTATCGTATTTATGTGTGTATTCAATCAAAGTAAGTTCATGAATAAACTCGCCATATTTTGAACCTTCGCTAACTTCATCGCTAATAATTAAGTATTCAAATGAAACAACATTATTATCTAAAATATCATCATAGTCTTTAACTTTAATTTTTAAATAACCAAACATAGGGTATTCATAATTTTGCATAGAAAAAGGTAGTCGGAGTGTTCCCTCGTCTAATGGTTCTTCTAATTTGTCGATTACAACTGCACCAATGGACACATCTTGGAGTGGTCGTCCATTAAGTTCAAAAGAATATCTAAATGCCATTTTTCAACCTCCTAACTACCTTGTTATCTTTCGTTATCGTTTATCACCATATTGCTTACCATACATTAAGTTTCCAGTAAGGTTTCGGTAATACTCGTTTTTTATATTTTCCCTTTTAATTGTCATATCTCTCAACCATTCTCCATAAGTTGCGTCAATCATGGCTTGGCTCGGATTTAAAATAACACCTTTTAATTTTTTTATATTTCCATACTTAACATGTTCACCAGTTCTGGCTATTTGTATATCTAAAACAATATCTGCGGTTTTATTAACAACTTTAACAATCTCTTGAACAAGCGTTGCTGTTGCACCTTTGCCACCACCAAACAAACCAAAACTACCAAAATCAGCCGTTCTAACAGTTCTTAATCCTTTGGCAAGATTTTTAACTCCACTTCCGCTACTTCCTTGACCGCCACTTCTACTAATAACATTTCTAACACTACCAACAGCACTCGTTTTAGTTCTTTGACCGCCTTTATCACTTCTAATAATAATTTCATTTCGTGCCATTTACTCACCTACTTTTATTTTGCTGAAACAACGAAACCAATAGCGAAAACAATAGGTTCACCACGAACAACATCGCCAACTTCTGCTTCACCATAAACAACTTTTCTCATAAATGATAGGTCATTATCATATTCCCATTCGCCATCATCTTCAACCAACATTTTCATTTCAATTTTATATTGTGGTGGTAATGCTGGTATATCATAAGTTTGTTTGAAAAGGTCTTTTAATACTGGTGATGATGTGTTAAGTAAAAATGTAAAAGTCATTCCAAAGCCACGAGATTTGATATAGTTATGTATCTCTCTGGCTTTATTTTGTGTTGTTAAAGAAAACGAGTTCAACATTTGTGCTGGTTCAATATCTTGACTAACACCCCAACTTGCAATTAAAGGTATAACATCATAAGTAGTGCCAAAATCATTGGTAATTTCATCAAACTTTGAAAACTTGAACTCAACTTGGTTGCCAAAATCAATGTTTTTACTAACAGTAAGGTCGATATTGAATGTCATAAGTAAGAACTTGCGACCTTTTGCAATAATTTCTGTTCCATAATCAACGCCATGTGCGTTTGTAACAATTTTTAAGGTTGTATCAACAACATCATCTTCTAATTGTTCTTGAACTGTATATAAAAACTTTTCGCCAATAAAATTATCTTTCGTTTCCTCAATAGCCATTTTAGTTGCAAGTAAAATCAAAGGGTCATCAGCATATACCATAATTTCAACACTTGCTGTAAAACTAACCATTTGAACATTTGGTAAACCAGTGTAATCGCCACTCGAAACATCAGTGCTTAAAACTACAAAGCGATTTTTATTTTTAATGTAAGTTTCGCTATCGAAAGTATCTTCAATATCGAACAGACCTTTTTCATCAAGTCTTGGCTTATACCAAACAATATCAAAATCATCTTGACCACTTGCTGAATAAAAGCCTTGTTTGAAAGGTATTTCTAAACTATTTTTATTAAAAATGTCGGTAATAAACATCATAATATCGGATTGTCGTATATTTATCGCCATAGATTATTGCACCAACCTTTCATCATATTGGTAGTGGTAACGGTAAGTTTTCTTCACGCTTGTATTGTCTTAAAGTTCTTGGTCTTCTGCCACTAAAACTTATAACATTTCTGTCTTCAACGCTTTTATACATAATTCTTGATAAGTTTTTTCTATCATCACCAGTCAAATGTCTTACATTTTGATTATGATATTTTAATATCTTTTTTTCGTAACCAATAGGACTTGCATATTGACTGTGTCTTAAAACAACATTTGGCTTGGTAGTAATAAGACCAGTTTTGCCAGTTTTAATAAAATAAACCAACTCTTGTAAGGCTACTAAAACCATATCACGCTTGATAAAGTCTTTATGCTTTGTTACAAAACCAATACCTTCTTCCAAATAATCAACATAATAGGCTTCTGCGTCATCAAAGAAATAACTAATTGTTGTTTGACTATTGTTTCTCATCTTAAAACTTGACCGCAAGTTGCCAGTATCATAAGGTATTTCAACCATGAGTGCGTTCCACAACCAAAAACCTAAATTACTTGTTAAACCGTTATAGTCAATGCTTGTGTTTACATAAATAGTTGCCATATTGTTATCACAACCTACCCTTTGTCAAATTAAATCAATGCTAACATTTTGGTTGCATATTTTTCAATGTGTGAAAAATTACGCATAGCCAAAAACTTGTTTTCTCTTGTCCCACTCGTGATAATATTAAGCACTTTTAAAATCATCATTTCTTTACCATTAAGGAAAATCTTGCCACCAGCAATAAAATCAACTGTTGCATTTGTTTCAATTCGCCACTTAATACTTTCACTAAATTGTCTATCTAAATACTCAAAAACTTCTGTGTCATAACCACCTTTGGTATAAACATCACTTTTACCATCTCTAAACTTAAACATTATGCCTTTTTCTTTATACCAACCTAATGTATCACTAATGTTATCTTCAATATCAACAAACTTGTTTTTTTCTCGTATCAAATCTCTTAATGCTGAAACAGTCATCTTTGTATATTGTGGTATTTCACTTTTAACATCAAACTCTTGCAACGGTGGTATATAATAACCAGTCATGCTTTGAAGCATAAGTCGGTTACCTTGATTAACATAGTTGCGATTTCTACCCATACTTTACCACTCCGTTCCGTATGTATCGTTTTCTATGTCAAATGCGTATTTAAACTGTCTATCTTTCAACATAAAGTTCTTTAAGATTTGGTCGCCCATTACACTAATAGCACTATTTATATTTATGTCTAAATCTTTCATTTCTTTTAAGTTTATGCCAGTTTGATATGCAATTAAAAAACCACCATCTTCAAAGTTATACGCTATCGTATCGACCATGAGTTCAATCATAGCGTGTCGCATTTCTTCACTATGTGATAAATAATAAGTAAGTTTCTTAAAAAGATGTGGTGGTTTATATCTACCCACATAATGATAAACTACTCGACTAACATACTCTAAATACCATTCAAGGTTTTCAACACCTTGCCAAATCTCTTCTAAATTAAGACCAGTTTGATGATTTGCATGAGAAGTCGTTAAAATATATCTGTGTTGGTCAAAATCATAAAATGCTTTTAAGTCATTGTAAGGCTTAACATAATCTTTAATTGCCATAATCAAATCGCCCCCCATGTCGCAAATCTTCCTTGAAAAGCCCACTTAACAATCGCACCATATATAGACCAAAACATTTGTCCAAATCGTGTTCTACGAAAGTCTTGTAATGAGCCATCTGGTATTTCTAATTCAATTTTATATTCTGCATTTTCTGGTGTAAAGTTTTGTTTGTTTTTCTCATCTTTTAATAACTCTAAATGTAACTCTAAATAATGACCGACATAGTATGAAACAACACGCTTATATGAAGCATAATCATTATTGTCGCCAAACAACTCAACATCAATAAACTCTGGTGCAATTTCTAATAAAGCACTTGCGATAGGGTAAAGTGTTGTATCTGGGTCATCAATCTCCATGTCTAAAAACGCACCACTCCACTTTTTGAAATCATCTAATGTTACTTCTGGGACTTCGATTTCTTCACTTGGTGCTTGTGGAAACACTGGTGAAACAATCGTTACCGTGTAATGATACAAACTGTATGGGTGGAACATAGACAAAGTAAATTGATTAAAACTTGTTATTCCAAACTGATTTTGATTATACATAGGAAAGTTAGAACTCACACTATCGCCTCTTTCTTTCAACTTTGTTTTTATAATTTGGCGGAAGATATAGGATTTGAACCTATACGCCACATCATTAAGTATGACCTAACGGTTTAGCAAACCGTCCTCTTAACCATTTGAGTAATCTTCCATGAGGAGTAGGGGTGGGTTACACCCCTAAACCATTTTTTGTTTTTATTTAGTTATCAAAGTATCAAATCTTCAAATAATTAAACCGTTATACTATCAATCGGCTTCCCAAATTGCATAGATTGTGGTTGTGCGATAGAACTTGGAGTTAGCAACTACTGGAACATTGCCATCGGCGTCAAACGCCCATCCTACGAAAGTATGACTTGCGTATGTTGGTTCTGGTAATGTCGCAACATCTAAAATGTAAGTTCCAACAACAACATCTTCAATAACAACATCGTCTTGTGAAGCAGAGTGTGTTCCACCATTTAAGTCCACAGTAAGTGTTCCAGTGCTAATTTCAACCGTTTCACCATTGTCAATGTAATAAATGTTGTCGGTATAGAAGTTCATTAAGTAACCAATAAATGCAAGGTAGTTTCTACGATAAGCATTTGTATTGATGTCATAAACAACTGCACCACCAGTCAATTCAAGTGGAAGTGGTAAGTATAAACTGTATGGGTCTTGACGATAAATTACAATACGACCAGTATCGTTAGTTCCAGCGTTTACCATTGAAGCGTCTTTGGTATCGCCAATGTCTGCACTTAAATAAGGCAACATAACTAAATTGATTTTGTCAAATTGTTGTGTATCAGTCCATGCGTCTAATGCTTCTTGTAAGAACATACGATTAGTTCTAAATGGAGTAACGCCTCGTTTGTAACTGTCGGCTGGTGAACTTAACCATGCATATAATTCACGATAAAATAAAATCTTATTCGGAACTAATTCTGCGTCAAAATCGACATTTTTAGCAATTTGATTTAAAACATGAATGAAAATATCAATTACTTTTGCAATAGGTAAATGTTCAAGTTTTTTAATCGTGTCTAAATCGACTTCAGTTGTAAGTTCTAAATCTAAAACACCAACATTGTCAAGGTTAAGTAATCCTGCATAATCAACATTTGTATCACTTGTAGAACCATCTTCGCCTCTTTCACCAACATAAGCAACTCTGTCCATATCAAGGAAGAAAGCCTTGCTAATTACTTCACTTTGTTTTGCAATAGCGTCAAAGCCAACAACATCATTTTTCATGCTATCAATTAAGCCTAATCTTAAACCATAAGTTAAAGGTTTAACTGGGACATGTTGTGCTTTAAAATCAACTTTTACTAAACGAACTTCGTTAGTGTCGCCACCAATGAAACCGCCTTTTGGAAGTTGATATAATTCTTTAAAACCTTTAATGCTTTCTAATGCTCCACCACCATAATAAATGGGAATATCACGAGTAGCATAGGTTCTTAACGCTTGACGACGAACTTGCATATCAAGTCTTTCAAGTGCATTGGTAGCAAATGCTCCAATAGGTGCTTCATCACCAAAGTCGATATTTAATTCTTCGCCAAAATCTTTTTGCATTTTTCTCGCAAACAATTCTTGTCGTCTGCGTTCTGCTTCCATTACTGTAAACTCATCGCCAAACACTTTTGGAACTCTTGCGTCTTCGATTAAACTTTCAGAAAGTAAAATCTTTTCTCTTAATGTAATGTTTTGGTTTTGTGCTTGTGAAAGCATATCAATAAAATTATAAGTATTTTCTAATTTCATAGCCTATTCTCCTTTACCTTATAACACTCTCTGGATGATAACTGCTTCGCCATCACCTTTTGTAGGTTTGAACTTCGTGGAAGCAAAGACCCAACCAGTCAATTTAATTCCGTCGGTTGAACCAGGACTCGTTTGAACTGAACCTTGCCAATTACTTGCATAAGATACATAAACATCATTACCAATCGTTGGTGTTTGTCCACTTCTTACTGGAACAGCAATCATGAAGTTGTTTACATTCGCAAGTGGGTAAACCGAAACTGCCGTTTTACTTCTTGGTCTTGTAATCCAATCATCTTCCATACTAATTTGACCGTCTGTCGTTCTTACAATCACACCAAATAATGTTGAACTATCGGCAACTCTTGCAATATTGTAACCAGCGTTATCACCAATTCCATTTTGAGTTAAACTAACAATTTCACCATATTCGATTTCTAAACTTTTAGGCTTAAAACCAGCCTTATTTAAGTTTACACCATGTGCTGTTGCAAAAACTCCAGGTAGCCATTCTCCTTGTTTTGGGACAGTTTTAATGTCGCCATATTCAAATAATCTTGTAGCCATTTTTTATCTCTCCTTAACCTAATATTTTCTTTCTTGCTTTTTCTAATTCTGCAAAGTCGCCATAATGACGCACTGGGTTAGTAGCCAAATCCCACGCTTCTTTTCTTAATTGCTCATCTCTTGCAAAGTTGAGTTGATATTTAGTAGGTGGTGGGGTTTGTGGGTTTAATGGTTGAATATCACCAAAAGCGTCTGGGTTTTCTTTGACTTTACCAATAATTGATTGTGTAATTTCATCAATTAAAGCCTTTTTCATTTCTTCATTCATAACTTCATCACCAAAGTCCTTTCCTTTATCTTCATTTTCTTGATTGTCTGGGTTTTCACCAGAAGTGCTTTCATCATTAACTTGGTTAGTTTGTTGTTGTTCTTCATCGCCAACATTCACATTATCTGTCTTTTTAGGTTCATCATCACTTTGAGGATTTTCCACTTGTGTATTACCCTTATCTTCATTGATTACTTGGTCTTCATCTCCAATAACTGGCAGTGGTGCTCCATCTGGACTTTTTTTACCGTTCAAAGCCGTTTCATTTGTGCGAATTGTTTTTTCATCTACTTTGTAATGTTCTGTGCTTTCGCCAGTTTCATCATCATAGACATTTGTTTCTTCAACAATTCGATACCGTTTTGTAATGTGTTTTTCATCGGCAAAGTCTTGAACTTGAATGATGTCATTATCTTCAAACTTAACCTCATCTTTTGAGAAAGCATTTTTAATTTTTTGCCATAAACTCATTTTTTCGTTTACCTCCTCTAAACTATCATGGTCGATAATACCAGCATTTATCATGCGACCTTTTGGAACAAGTGCTAAATGGTTAAAATAGAAGTCATCTTGCTTATACTCATTATCGCCAATTTTAACCAACTTGGCGTTATAACCTAACGATAACGATTTTAGTTTTCCTGAAACAATATTCACAATCGTATCTTGGTCTTTAATAACGAGATTTCCTAAAATGCTATTGTCTTTTCGCCATGCTTCTAAAACAGTGCCAATTTCAAACTCTCGAAAATTAGTGCCATCGACAAATAGGACTTTTCCATTTTCATCTCGTGGGTGCATAAGCGTAATTGGTTTCCCAACTATCGTTCCAATACTGTCATCATTTAATAAGTCAGTATCGAACTTATGGATTTTAACAACTTTGTTTGTTACTCCACCCAATTCATGGTCGTAATATTGGCTTACTCCCGTGTGTCCCAAAATTGCATTATAGCAATATAAGTATTTGTCCCTTTTTTCGAAAGTTACATTGTCTGAAATCTTGACTTCATTGATGAATGAAGCCTTGCCGTCCATAAATGAAAGTATATATTCTCTGTTTTTAGTATTCATCACTCACCTTGTCCTTTCGCTGGATTTAGACTATGCCTTTGTATAGTCCTTACGCTTTTAGTTGGGTCGCCACCCATGTTTACCCTTGCAGTTGAACTGCGTGGGTCTTCAATACCACTCGTTCCACTATTAGTATCTTTATTACTAAATTGATTTAACGCTTTCGCTAACTCAATCTTGAACCAATTTTTAGTAATCGGTGTGCCATCATCAGCACCCTTTTTAATCATTTTAACATAATCTTCGTTCATGTGGCTGAAAATATTGCTTGGATTGTTAAGAATGTCTGGTAACATTTCCATTCCAGTAGAAGTATCAATTAAACCTTCGTCATGTGCTTGTGATATAGCGTCCACCATAATCTTTATAACTTCGGCTTTTGCTTTTGGAGTAAGACTTAATATTGGCTTAAACTCAAATGTAAAACTGCCAATCTTTTTACCAAATAAGTTTTTGCTTTCAATCTTGATTAAGTCGTCCATTACATGTGCGATTTCACTCTTTTGTATATCTTCAACTGAACTTAATATCTGCAAGTAACTTTCCTCGTTGTAAATGCTTGGGTCATTAAACAAAATATTTTCTGGTGTTCTAAATGCAAGGGCAATTTGTCGCATACTTTGTCTAATCGCAATATCATTACCAGCAACATTACCAGTCGCAAATTGAAACTCATCTTTTTCACCTAATGCAACCATGCCACTATTCGAGGTTGCTTTGATTAAACCAACTCTTTCGTTGATAACTTTTCGTGTTCTTTCATTAACAACTGCACTATCTAAACCATAAATATTTAATATACCCATGTTATTCTTAACTGCACTCTTGGCAGTTGCAGTCCAAATCACTTCATGTCGGTTCAAATCTCGTTGTGCGACTTCTAACATGCTTTCGCTCCAATATCTTTCAACTTGGGTTTCGATATGACCCATAGTAAATGGATTAAAAATGTAGAGCCAACTTCTATGAACAATAATGTCTTTACCTTGTCGCTTAAAGCCTTTGAGTTTCATTTCTTTATCGTTAAAACCACCATAACCACTTAACCCACCACTAAAATTAACACGATAATACAAAGGTTGTCCGATTTCTTCAGCACGATGAATACCATTTGCTTCATCAATTTCTCTTACTAAACCCATGTCAAGTGCTGGTTCAATCATATACCATCTTGTCAAAGGTTTTAAACCTAAAAAACTATTTTTATTTATAAAATCTATATTAAAGGGCTTTTTCAAATCTTCTTCTGTTGTTTTGCCTTTAATAACTTTTAATAATGCACTACCGCCATACAAGTAACCATACTCACCCATTCGTTTTAACGAATAATAACGCTTAAATAAAATGTTATGTTGTATCATTGTAAGTTGTCGGCTTGTTAAACTTTCATCAAACAGGTTTATGTCAATCCCCTTAATAAACAAGTTACTTGCGTTCCATTGGATTGCTCTTTTTAAATATGGGCTTGAACGATAAGTTTGTTCGATAAATGGTATGTTCCATGTTAAACCACGATTAGTATAGCCTTGATTTTGTGGCGAAACAGCCATCATAGCACTGGCTTGGGAAGCAATATCATTATCAAAAAATTGATGACCGTTTTCTTCAATTTCTTCTGCTTTTTTATCTGCTTTTAAGTCCATAAGCGTATAACCAATATCTGTTACTCTTGGAACATAAGCGTTATCACCAAAAGTCTGGGTCATCTCCTCCAAAGAAGATTGGGTCTGCGAATATATCTTTTGTGCCTCCAAAATCTTCGAGTTGTCCTGTGATTTCTCGGAGGAAGTCGGTTGCAGAGATTTTTGGTTTTGTTTCTGTCTGCGTTCTTTCATCTTCTGGTATTGATATTTCGTCATCTTTTATAACTCCTTCCCACATACTCATTCTTACATAATGGTTGAAAATATATCTTAATGCGTCCACTAAATCGTCATTTACCTTTTTGACTTTTTCTTTTCCTGTCTTATCATCAAAAGGTGCTTCATAAGAACCAATTTGTTCAATCGTGTAAATACAACTATCGTGAACTAAATATTTAAACTTGGCAATAGCCGTTTGCATTAAAGGTAACCCAATGACATCTCTGTCTTGTGTGTGGTGGGCTTCAACATTTTCCTCGCCTCTAATTCTAAATACAGCATTATTACCTTTAACAACTGGTAAACCTTTTTCACGCAAATAAATATATAACTCAATCGCACTTGGGTCAATGATAATTGCTACTGGCATTTCACGACCTCGCCTTGCACGAATAACTGTTAAAACCTCTTGATAAATCGTTTCTAAACCTAAATTAAGGACATCTGGTGCTTTAACATCAAGTAAACTTTCGCCTAATTGATAAATCGTGCCGTTGTTAAAATCAACATCAACATCAATAATTCCGTTAGGATGATTTAGCCCTTTATCAACTGACATAACACGATATGTCTTTGCACCACGCATATAGGTTTCTTTAAACAAATCACTATCGACATCACCACTCATTAAGTTGCCTCGTGGAGTTTCAGTGTAATCATTTGTCATAAACATTGAGAAAACTGCACTATCTGTCGAACGCCTTAAACCTAAAATTGATTGGTCATAATCACTTGAACCTTTAACCTTGCTGTTAGCAAAGTCATGTCTTTGCATTTCACTCATCGACAAGTTATCTTCAACAGTAAAATGTGCATAATAGAAATCGTAAGCATTTTTAACATTGTTACCGTTGGTGTCGCCTCTATCAAAACTAATAACTTTTTTCATAGATTTATTTTTCAAGTAGTCATTTTCGCCCTCAATGAAGTCTGGAACAAAGTCCTCAACCGATTTATTTCTAATAATCTTATCAAACTCATAATTTAAGTTAAGTAACATTTCATTAAGTAATAATTGCCACTTGACTGGTAATTCACTTATCTTGATAACTGCGTGTTGCTTTAAAATGTCATTGATAACTTTACGCTTTTCGTTATCTCGGTCTTTGATAATTGCTTTCTCAAACTCATCAAATATGTGTTTATATTCATCTCGAATAAACTCCATTCTTTCAATATCACGAATGGTTGCCAATTTAGATTTTTCAAAACGCATATAAAATGGGTGTGCTTTACCTCGTGGGTTTTGCGTAGTAATCATAAGTGGTTGTCTTGAACTACCCATACGGTTGTCTGCTTCAATAATGCCGTCCACATGGTGGTTCAAACTCTCGTTTATATAAACACTACCAATCGTAAAGCCTTGAAACTTGTTCTTATCATTTTCTTTTTCGTTACCATAGAACAAGATTTGTTTTTCTAAACCATAATTATCTAAAAACTTGTAAACACCACGCTGTGCACCATTGATTGTTTCTCTTACAAATACGCCATGTGGTATTAAGAAATATAAACCAAAACCGTTACTCATTAAAACTGTTCTCAAAACATGTTCTAACGATGAACCTAATGCTAAATGCACTTTGTCTGGGCAACTCATTAAGTATTTAGCCCATGCAAACAATGCATAAATATCTTTCGACCCACGAACACCACCCTCAATTTCAATCAAACGGTAATTACCACTTAAAATTGCATTGACTAACTTTCTGGGCTTTTCGCCTAACGGCATACCACCACTAAATAATGGCTTATCTAATGTTCCCCTTGCATACGGTGGTGTAGGTCTTTCTTTTTTATCAACTTCAATACCATCACTTGGATTGAAAATACCCTCAATTATGTCTTTATACTCTAATGTTGCGTTCAAATACATATCTTGAACTTCTGGGCTTAATGTTGTTATATTAAAACTCATTCATCATCACTTGGTGGCAGAATATCGTATGCACTATTGCCACTTTCTTCAATAATAACCCTATTGGCTTGTTTGCCACCACCCTCCAAATAAAGATTGATATTTTGAAACGCTTGTGGTCTTTTCATGCCTTTAATGTCCATAGCCATTTTACGATTTTGTAATGTAAAACTATCTCTTTCACTACCTAATGCGTCATCTAAAATCTTACGCTCTAATAGTTCATCATCACGATAGCCGTCATTTTCAACCACATCTCGCATACCTAAAACGATTTCTTTAAGATTGGCTTTCGACCATATCGAAGTTGCAAGTGCCTTTAATCTCATTCTTTGAACTGCATACTGTGGGTTAGGCTTTATTTGAGTAACAAAAAGTTCATCTCCATCTTTAGACCAACCCTCATGAACTTGAACCTCATAAAAAAGGTTCTTAACCAAACTTTGGTTATCATAACTTGCTAAAAAAGAAATGAACTTATCATTTTTTGTATTTTTACCACTATATGGCTCAATATAATCGCTGTCAATATAAAACAAAACCATTTTTTGTTCTAACTCATCTAATTGCATAAAAGGTATTGGCAAACCTAAATGACCTTTAACGAGTTCATATTCGTTCTCAAAAAGGTCATAATCGCCATCTTTAATTGACTGAATATGCTTTTCAATGTCATATTCTTGTAACATTTCAACTTCACGAACTAACTTTGACAATATCGTGCCAACCCCTTTCTTTATTTTTAAAATAACACATTGTTACAAAAAATACAACATAATTATAGAAAATTATACACAATTATAACAAATCATGGGGTTTTATGAAAAAATTGCACGACTTTTCATGAAAACATCAAGTTTTTCCATCAACTCAACTCGATTTCTTGCAATAATAACAAATGGAATTTCTACTTTGCTGTGATAAATAGAAAGTTTATAAAAAGGCTCGTTATCTTTTAAAGTTTCGATAGGATTAAAATCACTATTCATACCTACCATTAAACTATACTGTAAGCCTAACATTTGAAGTTCCAATTCTATCTCGTTTATTTCTTGCCTTGTCCGATTTGATAGTAACATCGCTTTTAACGCACTCATAATCTAAAATCGCCTCCTTATCTACCAATATTTCATTACCACATTTCACACACTTGTAATACGAAAACGGAAATGTCTTTAACTTTAAATCTCCCACATATTTGAATGTATCACAACCACATTTACATTTCATAAAAAAGTAACCACCACACTTTTAACCTTTCATACAACCATATTAACACATTACAACCCGTTTTACAAGACCTTTTACTCACTAATTCAAATAGGCATTTAAAAACCAAAAACAAGATTGACAGTATGTGTGTGCGTGTGTGTGGGTGTGCGAGTGTAAATCCCCCGCCCAGCGACCGACCGACCGCCACCGTTTACCCTCTGGGGCTCTGCTTTCATGAAACAACGCTGAAAGTCTTTCATGCAAATAATGAAAATCACAACATCGCCCGATTGTCAATCCTTTTATATCATTATGTTATAATTATGTGAAATTATGTGATTATTACGCATCTATATCTTATCGTCTGGTTTTTTGGTAAAATAAGGGTGAATTAAAAAAAATAGGAGGGATTTAAAATGTTACAAGTCATTAAAAAAATGATTAAAAGATTGGAAAAAGACAACGAGAAGATGGCACAACTATTAAGCGGGATTGAATGGTGGGAGCGTGGAAGTAATAGCGTTATATTCTTATTAACATTTGATGATGTTTATAATGTAGGTTTTAATAAAGAGTATAAAGCATATTACAAAATCAAAGAAGACACGCTCGAGTTAGAAGAATACAAAAGATAAAAAAGAAAAGGAGATAAAAAAATGAAAGTTACACAATTTCACAACAAAAATCAATTTGTAATTTATGGGAAAGATGAAACAGTCTTTCAAAGTTATTACAGCACCATCGCAAGAGTAAACGACGCAACCGATGAACTTACATTATATGATAAATGGGATTACTCAAAAACAACAATGAAACACCTTTATTTATTCATCGAGGAGCATCACCACAAAACACACCAAGCAATCAAAGACAGCTTGATTAAAGAGGCGTGAAAGCCTCTTTTTTTTGTGCTTGTGTTTGTGTTTGAAAAATTGGGGGCGTTTTTTTATTCTTATATAATATATATATCTTATACTCTCTTTTTTCATCTGTATTGGTCTATACAGTATATAGTATATATATAATAGATAATGATATACAGTTTTATATATATAGTTTTTAATAGTATATAATGATATAACAGTTTATTATACATTTATATAGTTATATAATGTATATAGTTTATAATACAGTTTTAAAAGGCGTATATAGTATATATGATATTATAGTTATAGTTTTTTTATTATTGTATAGTTTTTAAAAGTCAAGCGGTTGTATATAAAGTATATACTATATATAAATGATAGTTATATATACTTATATAATAGATATAGTTTTATAGTTATATAATAGTAATAATAGATATATAGTTATTATAATAATAGTAGTTATATAGTAATATATAATATAGTATATATATTATATTATAAAGATTATAAACAGTTATAAGCATAATATAGTTAATAAGTCAATAGTTTTTATAGATTATGTGAGATTATGTTATTTAGTGGTATAGTTTGATTATGTAATTTTAAAGTGTTAAAATAAAAGTAGTTAAGTTAAAAGAAAATATAATATAAAAATAGGAGGATTTGAAAATGAAAGAGTTTAAAGTGTTATATTTAGGCAGTTATTTTATTTTTCTGGTTGCTTTAGAGCATGAGCAATATTTTAAAGATGCATTTTTATTATCAAACAATATTTTTGATTTTATTGAGGATTTAGATTTTATGAAAATAAGATATGAATATTTAGGTCAAGAGAGGGCAGACGCATGAAAAACGGCAATCATTTTATAATATCAATCCACGATGAAAAAAACAGACTTTTAAATTTTGAAAGAATAAGTTTAAAAACAGCAGATGGCAGTTACAACCATTTTATAAACTTTATAAAAAGTTACGGCTTAGAAAATTACAAACATAGTTTTAATTTGGGCGGTATTGCGACCACTTTAAAAATGCAACACATAAGTTTTGAACCATACAACGAAAAAATGGTATTTATAAAGTCTTTTGATGAGTTTTTGGCAGATTTGAACGCATAAAATATATACTATATATATAAAGATTATTGTTATTACATAATTACATGATTACATATTATAATAGATAATAATATAAAATAATTACAAGTAATTTATAAAGCACAATAGTTTTAATTTGTCAAGCACACCATGAAATTATGTGAAATTATGTGAAAGTCATGTGAAATTGTGGGATTGCTTGATATTGTAAAAATAAAGGACTATAATAAGGGTAGATAAAAAAGGAGGTTCATTTTATGAACGATAAAGAGAAAGACTTGCAACAACAATTTAAAGAGTTGCAAGACAAAATCCAAAACGAAGCCATTGATAAGGTCTTTCAATTAGTAGAAAACTTTTATCAAAAAGCAGTTAAGTCAAGTTACAGCCTTACAATTCATGAACAGCAACAAGTAGTCAAGATGTATAACATGATTAAGTGGGTTTATGAAAACGCCTAAAAGGAGGGCATAAAATGGATTTTAAAAAATATTTAGTTGTCGCAACATTTAGAGATGTTGTAACAGGATTAGTTTTTACAGGTGATGAATTTGAAATCACAGTTGCAAAAGGCGATAACATCATTGAAATAATAAATCATGGAACAGCCAATAATTTAGTTAAGATTTTAAGTATTAAAGAGATTTAGAAAAAACCACAGATTTTATGAAAAGTGGTTGAGAGATAATCACTTAACATTGTATGACGCAACTTATTATTTACACAACCACACAGGACGAGCACTTGAAAGAAAAGATGTCATTGACTTTTTGGTTTATCAAAATTATAGTGCTTGGCAATTAACCTGCATTTTTGAAAGATAAAAAAGAAAGGATTAAAAAAATGGAGCAATTAAAAAAATTGATTGTTGAAAGTTTAGAAAAAGACACGAGAGATGACAGCGACTTATTTGTTTATCGTTTAAATGAAACGGTTGATAAAAAACAATTTGCAGTTATCAAAGAGGCTTTTATGAAAAATAAAGGCTATTATTCAAAGTTTAAAAAAGGGTTCATCAGTAAGCAAAAAATTAACATTGACAGTTTAGTTTTTGATGAAACGGTTGCACCAACGGTTAAAACAAAAAAAGTTGAGTATTCAAAGCATTTGAAAGACTATATCACAAAAGATGATTTGATGAATTATATACCAGTTTATTGCAAAACAAATTTGAAACAATCATGGTATTATGGTCGCAACGCAAGTTTTGATGAGGATTTAAAAGATTATATCAAAAACACGATTGACAACATGAGCCGACTTTTTAAAGATGAAAAATATGATAATTTTGAATTGCGATATATAAGACATGCAATTATTTGGAAAAGTTTGGGATTTGAGATTGAAAAGTTTTATACAAACGGCGACCCACTCTATTATGAGGCGATTTGGCACACGTTACCTATTATTAAAGATTTAAAGATGACCGATGAAGCCTATACATCAATGTGGGGTTACGACCAAACCAATGTTGATATTGCATATCGCTTGAATAAAAAAGTTTGGGGGCTTGATGTATTTTATCAAAGCACAACACCAACAAGGATTTATTTTGTAAGGCTTGATAATGACCGCTTTGTTGCCGATAAAATAAAATACTTTTCAAAAGATAACGACCCATATCGCACTTTTCAAAATGACGCAAGTATTACAGGACATTATCGTTGATTACACACGTTTTAAGAGATTGAGGCGTGGTATAGTTAAGGTCAAGCAATCTAAACGCCTTAAAACACGTCTCACAATCGTTACACAATAGTTTTGCAACGATAATCATGTTACTTTTTAACATTGATTAGAAATTACAAAGAAACTATAAAAATATGAGTTTGTCGGTATCTCAATAAAAACCGACTTTAAGAAAGGATTTAAAATGAGTTATCAAAAAATTAGAAGTTTTAATTTTAGTAAAGATTTTACAAGTTTTACAACCGTTCATGCGGTCAATAATATTAGACCGTTAGATTATTCAAAAACAACAATTACAAAAAAAGATGATGAAACAGTTTTAGATTTTGTTGCAGATGTTATGGCTCTCTTTTTAGATGGCAGTTATCAATTTAATAATAATAACAATCTCATTAGTTTTACAATATCAAAAATAGAAAAAAATTATAAATTGCGTGAAGCGTTTAAAGATTGGCTTTATAAAGATTATGACAACAGTGAAAAAAGAAAAGCATATAACAATTTACACCGACAATGTGTTAAAGATATTGCAACAGCATTGATGAATAATCAGTTTAAAAATGAGTTTATGTCATTAAAAAATGAAAAGTATTATTTAAAAAATGAAAATATTGGGTGGTATATATCATCTTTGCGTCCCACAAGTTATCGTTATGTTGGCAAATACAACATTGATAAAGCAAAAGTTTTTACTGGATTAGAAACACAAACTTTAAGCAATCACTTTGCAATCAAGCGTGATAATTTTAAGTTTGTTAAAATTGAAAATAAAGTTTAGGAGGATTTAAGAAAATGAAAAAAATTAGAGTTTATGATTACACAGAATTAAAAGACAGATTTATACCTTTAAATGATGTTTTAGAAAATTATAAATATAATTGGGACAATTATGAAAGCCTTGATGAGTATTTTTCAGTTATGTTTATTAGTGAAAAACATCGCACGGTTTTTGCTTTGCTGGATGATGAGGTGCGACCACAATATAGAGTGGTGCACTTTCGTTCTGGGTCGCCATCAGTTAGTCTTGTTGATGATGACAGTTTTAATAGTTTAGAAAATACTAAAAAACATTTTGATAGTTTGGTCGAGGCTGGTTGGCTCAATTATGCAACGGCTCAAAAATACGGCAATTATCACAATGAAACAATCACATTGTATTACAAGAATACAATTTTAAAAAGAGAGGAATTTTGAAATGACAAAAGAACAATTTTTAAATAAGCACAATTTAACGCTTGGCGATTTTAAAAACTTACAACGCTATGAAAAAATGCGACTTGACGGCAGTTATAATATGTTCGAGTATTTAAGCATGATGAAAAATTATAATATAAATGGTGGCGAAAAACTTGCAACATGGATTATGACCGATGATAACTATGAAGATTTTTTAAGCGTGATTGAAAATAAAGAAAAAAAGGCGTGAAAAACGCCTCTTTTGACTGCTATTTAATATATATAATATATAAAACTATTATTTATACTATATTAGAAATAAAGTATATATTTAATTATTCTTTTAGTATAAGAAATGATACATATTATATATAACACTTTTTTCTTTTTTCAATTTTGTTTTTTAAGTTTGAATAAGAAAAAGGGCTCAAAAAGATAGTAGCATTTTAAAAATGCGTTGTCAATAGGGTTTGCTTACATTTTGTCATTTTCATAATTTTCAAATGGGCATTTAAAATACCTGTTTAAATAATCACAGTTTCTTGAATGACTAAATACAATCTTAAATACGCATTTAAAATATACATTTAAAATAAGCATTTGAATTACTATTATTAGACTATTAGACTATTAGTGAAAGGGGGTAAGATTAGAATGACACAAGCACAAAGAACAGTTTTGCAATTAAGAGAGTTTATTTTTAACAAGTATAAAACTAAATATGGCTATGTTGATTTAGACCACATTAAAAGCAGTTTTGAAAGGTTTTTAAGCATTGACCTAACACATGACACCAATTTATTTTTTAAGCCCAGCACGAGCCTAAATAAATATGAAATGACAATCAAGATTGATACACACGATGATAATACAGTTGCTGTTGTAATGACTTTCAGTTGGTTTGAAGATAGATTTGTTATTACAGAGTTTTATATTATTGGCACGAAAAACGAACTTGATTTACAAAGACAAGATGAAATAATTTTGTTGCGAGTTTAAAACACATTGTTTGTATTTAAAAATAAGTTATTGTAATTGTATGTAATTAAAAATAATAGTTTAGCACTTATAATTATATGACTATATAATATATATTATATGCAGTTTGTTTGTAAAAATACATAAATGCAATAAAAGTTTACAAAGTGAATTTTAGGTATTGACATTGTAAAAATATATGCTAAAATGATAGCAAAGAAAGTGAGTGAAAGGGGATTTACAATTATGAGTTTTAAAACATTTGAAAATATAAATGTAAGAATTATGTATAGCAAGAATAATGACAATCATGACTTGTATGACGGCAAGGTGCTTTTTATAGAGCAAGAGCCAATCAAGTTTTTTAGTGTTGATGACCGTGAGTTGAATGATATTTTAAAAGCGTTTGATATTTTAAATGAAAGACGCTTTGGAAGGATTACTTAATAAGGAGTTAAGAAATGAATAACTTTACATTGTTAGAATCAATTTTGATTATCTATCTTTTAGTAGCATACGTTTTAGGAGTTATAATGATACTCATGGTTTACTTTGCACCTAAAAAAGTGAGTGATATAATATTCATTATTTGGTTTGTAGTTGCATTACCAATTAGACTGCCGATAGTTTTATACAAATTAAAACGTAGAAAAAGAAAACAAGATTTAGATGAATTCATTAAAGAAAAGGAGATATAAAATGAAAAATAAACTTAAAAGATTTGTCTTAACATCACACAATACTATTTATGAAGTTGTAGATAAAAAAGTTTTGCCTATTGGTCTTAGAGATAATTATATTAAAACCAGCGACAACATTTTAGATTTGGTTGAGATTGGGGATTTGGTTGTAGGACAATCCTATATTTATGTAAGTGAAGTTACGGAAATAAACAATAAAGAAATTGGTGTGTTTAACTATTTATTTTGGAAGAGCGAAATAACTGCTTTTTGGAAAAAACAATCAAACGGAGATTACAAAAAATATGAGGTGAAAAAATGAATAAAGATATTTTTGATGAAGCATTAAAAACAGTTACTAACGATGAGAAATTAAGACAATTAGATAGTTATGAAGTTGGCTATGACAAGTATGGTATCATATCGAAAAGCACTTATAACTTGACATTAGATGACACGGAACTTAATGAAATAAAAAAATCTTTAAAATTAGGCAAATTATATAAAAAGTTTTTTGATAAACTAAAAATAGAATTAAGAAATACATTTGACATTGATTATTTATACCCACACGAGTTTATTATTGGCTATGATATTAAAAGTGAAAATAAAGACTTGGTAAAATTGTTTAAGCAAATTAAGGAGTTAGAAAATGACACAGAATAACCATAATAATTTAATTAAAATAGTAAGAATAAGCAACGCAAGTCAGTGGGACGGTGTTGAAATGCGAAATGTAGATTTTAATAAGTTGCTTGATGTTTTAAAGATTAGCAAATTACAACACATGGTTGTTTACATCGGTCTTGATTATGAAAGTTATAAGGTTTTTGTTTAAGTTTAATTTAAGAAAGGAGTAAAACATGAGTGAAACGAAAAATAACAATAGAGATTTATTTGTTGCTGACGGAAAAACAGCGTTAGAAATGATAAACATTTTAAGAGAAGATGAGGGCGAAAATATCACATGGACTATCGACCGAATTGAAGCACTTGAATATTTAGAAAATTATGTGAAATATCATGAGTTTAATAACTATGTTGATAACTTGATAAACATTCAAGAACAACAAGATGAAACAGCAAGGAAACATGAAGAAAGCGTTGTAAATGTAATAAATGAATATTGGGAAATTAACGAAATGATTGGCGAATTGTCAGCGTTACAATTTTTACAGAAAAAAGATTTACCAGAGATAAACAAGATTTTTTTAGAAGACTTTATTCATTGGAATAACGAATATGTAGAATTAGAAACAGAAAATGCACTTGAAAATTATGTTTATTGCAAAGAAAGGTTTCACAAACACATTAAAGAATTAGAGGTGGAGCATGGCACAAAAGATAATAACTTATAAAGGAAAAACATTAACAACCACACACTATTTAGAAATGAGCGATGATTTGTTTATGCAATTAAAACAACAATATTATGAAAAACCAAAGTATAATTCAATCGTTAGTGATTTCTCGTTGTTGTTAAGTGGTGGCGTTATGAACTCAAACATTACTAATTATTATTTCAAAGACCTTATGGCTAAAACAAGATTGCACCACAGTAATTGGAGCATTGAAGATGTGTTTGAATATAAGCCATTATTAGAACATTTTTATAGCAAGGTTCATTCAAACAAAAAAGTGTATGCACATGAAAACTTAATAGACAACATAGAAACCTCGTTTAGATTAGGTGGAAAAGGAACGGCATCTAAACCAAGTAATTACCCATTAGATAGCGTTTACGAGATTTTAAGACGCTATAATGTGAATAACAACTGGTATGACATGAGTTGTGATTGGGGTGTAAGATTAACTGGGGCATTAGTTAAAAATGTAAATTATTATGGGACAGACCCAAACTATATTTTAGTGGAACGACTTAATCAATTAACACAGGATTGGCTTAATTCGACAAAAACGAGAAGATTTGTTGATATTAGAGCAACTGGCAGTGAAGTTTTACATTATGATTGGATTAACAAAATGGGTTTATGTTTTACCAGTCCACCATATTTCTTTTTGGAAGATTATAAAATTGGCAACCAAAGTTATAAAGAAAACATGTCTTATGAAAGTTGGCTTACTAACTTTATGGAAAAAACCATACAAAATTGTCATAAATATTTAGTCGATAACGGTATATTAGCAATAAACATAAATGATTTTAAAAGTGGAAATGTAACTTATTCTCTATTTCAAGACACATTTGATATTGCCATTAAGAACGGATTTTCTCATATTGAAACAATCAGATTAGAAAACATAGAACGCATAAGTGAAAAGAGAGAACTTAACGACAATAGCGAACAAATTATGGTTTTTATGAAGTCTGGTTACGAACATTTGTTTGAAAACAAAGAGCCTATTATTTTAGATATTTTTGATTTTTTAGACGAGGAGTGATTGAAGATTGAAATACGATTACGAAAAAGATGTTAGTAAAATGGTTGATAGGTATGTAAGACAAATTAAGCAGTATATGAAAAACAACAACACAAACACGGTCAATTTAGTTTACGGTTCTTTTAATAAAAAGATTTTTTCAAAACTTTTGGGAGAACATGAGAAAAGCGATAATAACAGTAATAAAATGTTCGTATTTTATGTCAAGCGAAAAGAAGAAAGTTTGTTTTGGTTTATTAAAAAACATTTAGAAAAACATGATTTGTGTCATGAAGTAAGGTTTTTATAAAAAAAGAAGAAAGAAGTAGGAGAGGGGTATTAAAAAGATGAAACAATTAAGTATTTTTGATGTAGAAGTAAGTCAAGATAACAGTAACAGTAGCAGTAACAGTAGCAGTAACAGTAGCAGTAACAGTAAAAGACTTGTTAAGACTGATTTAAAAACGCAAGACTATGTTATACTCAATTATTTAAAAAAGTATGCGTTAGGCACGAAAAACAAGGTTTCAGGGCGACATTTAGCAGACACTTTTGGTTTTGAAAACACAGCAAAGATTAGACAGCATATTAAAAGGTTAAGAATTGACCCAACCGTTGATGTGATTATTGGTAGCGATAGTGGTGGTTATTATATACCAACGCAAGAAGAATATATTGGTTCGGTGCAGTTGATGTTAGGAAAAACTTTAAGTCAAATTGCAACTATTGTGAATATGTATCCACGAGCCGAAAAAATTATTCAAGCAGTTGCTGGTTATCACTTTAAGAAGTTAGATAAAGCAGTTGAGGGTCAAACACAAATCCAATTTAATGGTTGGGAAAGAGAATATATCAAACGATATGCTGATGGGTATTTAGAGGAAAAAGAAAAATAATATAAAAACAAGAGGAGGTAGCAAAAATATGCAACAACAAAATCAAAGTTTAGAAAAACATATTGAAGAATTGCAATTAGCAGTAGGCGAAAGATTAAAACTTTTAAGAATTGCGAGAGTAGGTCATGGCACGAGTGAATATAGGGTGGCAAAAAGTTTAGGCTTTGCAGACACAACAATTTATAAAATTGAAACAGGTAGTTCACTACCTACGAGAAGAACCTTGCGTAGTCTTAAAGAAACTTATCAATTAACAAACCAAGAGTTTAACGACTTAATTAGAGAAACCGAAAGAATTAGACGGTTGAAAAAACAGTTAAAAGAAAGTAGAGGTTATTAAAGACTATGGGGGTAAGAAATCATGTAAACTTTATAGGAAGAATAACGAAAGACCCAGAGTTAAAAGCGTCATCTAACAATAAAGAGTATGTATCGTTTACACTTGCAGTTCAAAGAGAATATAAGGTCAAGGGCAGTAGCGATTATGAAGTGGACTTTTTAGATTTTATGGCGTGGGGTTATACGGCAAAGTATTTAGCAAATTATGCAAAACAAGGCGATATGATTGCTGTTGTTGGCGAAGCAAGAGTTAGTGTTTATGATAGAGGTGGCGTTCAAACCAAAAGTGTAACATTTAATGTGTCAAAAACGCAGATATTAGGTAGTGTTGGTGGTAGTGCAGATGAGTTAGAAGAAGAACAAACAACGAAAACAAATGTTAAAAATAACACAACCACACAAACACAAAGGGAGTTGGAAAATCAAGATGATGTTCCGTTTTAAGAAAAGAAAGGAGTAAAAGAAATGCAAATTGATTTATTTAGTCAAGAAGAAGAACAACAACAAGATGTGATTGCACCGATTGTATCAAAAGAAAAAACGATTAAAATTAAAAAAGTCGTGTTAGAAAACTATCGAAACTTTAAGTATAAAGAGTTTAATTTTGACGGCTTAAATACCTTATTGTTAGGTAATAATGGTTTAGGGAAAACAAATGTCATAGAAGCGATATTTTGGACTTTAAGCAACCAATTATTTAGTGGCGATAGCAAAACTGATAGGATTGATATTACGCCAAAGAATAGCGAAGATGGTATTAAGACAAGAGTTGAAATTACTTTCGAGCCGTTGTTTACTTTTGAAAAAATATTTTATGAAAAATACAATAAAAAGACAGGCGAATATCAAGGCACAGAAACAAGTTATTATGTAAATGGTGGTTTAGTTAGAACTAACACACAAGCAATCGCAACTTTGAAAGAGTATTTAGGTGTTAAAAAATTAGAGGACGCTTTTTCGACCAATAATAAATTAAAGTCGTTAGATGTCATGAGTTTAACTTACAATTTGTTATATCAAAAAACGATTGATTATCAAGTATTAAGAGAATTGATTGTTGATATGGTTGGCGAAGTGAACTATCAAGATGTTATCACAAAGTATAGTGAAAAGTATGCAAGACTTGTTGAACCTTTGGTGCAACACAGTGGCGATGTTGAAGCGTTGTATAGTGCAAAAAGAACGGAAAAGTTTGGCGATAAGAACAAACAAGGTTTAGAAGATAAAATTAAGACAACAACGGCACTTATTGAAAACTATCAAAAACAAGGCGAAATTGAGATTGATTTAGTTGATATTGAAAATGCGAAAAAAGGTATTGAAATACTTGATAAAGAAATTGCAAAACTTGAAGTAGATAAAGCCAAGTCAAGTGATGAGGCGTTGGGCGATATTGACTTAAAGATTGAAAAGAAACGCAACGAAATTGCAAAAGCCAAAGGTGTTATTCAAGAAGCATACAATAAAGAATTAGAACTTTATGCACAAGGTCAGGTCAATAAAGATGTTATTGAAAAAAGAAAATCTATTCAAAAAGAAACTGATGAACTCAATACGGTTGAAAGCCAAAGGAGAGAACAACAAAACAAATTAACTGAATTACACAGAACTATTGATGTTAAAAATCGTGAACTTGCTTTACTTGAAGAACGAAGAAATGACTTGCGTGTTAAGTATGGCGAAGTCAAGAGTAAGTCAGTAACAAAAATTACTTGCCCAAGTTGTAGTCATGTGTTTGATAACCCATTCGACAAAGACAATGTTAAGCGTGAATTAGATGAGATTAGTAAGCGTGGAAATCAAAACAAGGAAGAAAGAGAAACTTTACAAGAGGGCATTGAAATACTTACTTATGAATTAGAACAAGAACATAAAGCACTTGAAACTATTAAAACAAAACTTGAAACCGTTAAGGGTAGATTAGAAGTCTTAAAAGCCGACCTTGTTGAATTGGAAAAAACACAAAACGACAACATTGGAATTAAGCCCACATTAGATTTTAATGTCGAACCCATACTTACACTTGAAAACGAGTTAAAAACGCTTGTAGCAACGAAAGAAACGGCAATTAACGATATGTCAAGCATTAAAGCAACATTAGAAGCACAAACAAGAGAACTTAAAATCAAAAAAGATGAGTATCAAGAGGTAGTAAATCAAGAAAGTGTTAGAAACTCATATTTGAAAAATGCGAAACTTGAAAGCGAAAACTTGAAAAAACTAAACATTGAGTTAGTTGAAGTTGAAGAACTATTGCTTTTAGTTAAAGAATTGCAAAAAGATATGTTTACTTTATTAAGTGAAAAAGTAGAAAATAAGTTTGGCGAAAACATTAAGTTTAACTTATTTAAGATTAACATTGATGGTTCGGTTGATACACGAGTTTGTGATATGTTTGTGAAAGATGTTCATGGCAATTTTGTGAAAATCAATAATGTCAATAGTGGTATGTTCCCTATTCGTGCGATTGAGTTTTTGAGTAAAGTTAAAGAACATTATGGTATTGCAAAATCGTTTATCTTTGTTGATGAATTGTTTGGACTTTTAGATGAAAAACATAAGAAAATGCTATATGAATATGGCGAACAAGTAATTGGCACAGGCTATCAAGAAAATAATAAAATTGAAATGGTGAGGTCATAAGAAAATGTATGTGATTAAGGGCGAAACTTTTTACATAAAGGATTTTAATTTAATTGATTATGAAATTGTAGTAACTGACAACATTGATGAAGCACATACATTTGATACCGAGTTTGAGGCAAAAGCATTGTTAGATTGGTTTGGTTTAGGAAAAGCCAATAAAGTGATTAAAAAAGGAGAATGAAAATGGAAGAAAAAAGATATTTTAGTGCAAGGGTATTTTTTAAATATGAAAAAAACCTAAAAGTATTAGGTTGGACGATGGAGTAAATGATATGTCTATTGTAAATGAGTTAGCGAAAAAAGGTTATGCAGACCTTACTATTGAAATTGACAATAATTATACGATTGTGATTGATAGACACAACCACACATTATTTGCGAAAACTGAAAAGCACAAAACGCCAAGAACCGTTGGTTATTATGGTAGTGTAGAACAATGTTTAAGAGCAATTATTGTTGATATGAACGCAAATAACAAAGTTGTTACTGGCATACATGGTTACATTGATAATTTGTATGCAGTGTATAGTGAATTAGATAAAAAAATTGGCACAATGGCAGAAAAAGTAGTTTTAAAAGCCAAAAAATATATTAAAAGAAAAGGAGTAACCGATGATGAGTAATAAACCAACAATCCCAAATAAGTTAAAGTCAAGTGAACTTATGCTATTCTCTGCTAACTTGACAGATAAGATGAGTGAGTTTGCGAAAGCGACTGGACTTGAATTAACACCAGCCGTTAAAGAAAGGTTGTCAAGTGGTGCGAGAGAGGCATACATGGTATTGGCAGATAAGAACTTAACACCAGCCGACCTTGATATTAACAACATTGTTTCAGTTTTTCAAAGTGTAGGTTTTTTACCAATTAACCCTAACGCATACCCAAGACAATCATATTTTTCAACAAGAAAAATGGGTAAAGAAACGGTGCTTGAATATAATGTTCAAGGTAGTGGTTGGGAAACGCTTTTAAGAACTTATGGCGTTGATATTTTAGATTTTAAAAGCGTTGTTATTCGTGAGGGCGATTATGTAAGTGGCATTGAATATGTAGGGTTCGAGCAAAAACCACCACATATTAAGTTATTAACGAATGATGAAATTATTGCAAAAGGACTTCATAAGGGCATTAGAAAAGTTAAGCAAGTAATTTATATGCTTAAAACTATTAGTGGCTATGAATATCACGCAATCAATCGTGAAGATGTTAAAGCCAACATTTTAGCACAAGCAAAGAATAATGGTGCAAAACCAGAGTTGATACTTGAAATGAGCCAGTTAAGTGTTGATGAGATTTTAGACCCTAACGGCAAATATCTTAATATGCAAATTAAAAATAATTGGGGTAATAATGTTCATGTTTTAAGTCCAACTTATCGTGATGAAAGTTCACGAGAAGGCATGATTATTACAAAGATGAAAAAATACTTCTGTAATAAGTATGAGAAAGACTATAACAAAGACCCAGAAAATAAAGACAGAGGCGAAATGTTGCAACGCTTTTATGATAATGTTTTAGCAGAAGATAGATATGTTCATGAATCAGAAACGGTTGAAGAAATTATTGAAGAAAGCCAAAATGATTTTACTGACAACGCTAACAAAGAACAATTACAAGATGAAAATGAAACATTAGGTAATGACATTGAAGTAGATGATGACTTTTTCGTTGATGAAAATGAGTTTGAAGAAGAACTTGAAGATTTAGAACTTGAAGAAGAACTTGAAGAACCACAAGTAGAACAAGGAACTCCACAAGAACAAGAAAAAACAAGCGAAATAGTTGTTGATGAAAACGGTGTTGTAAAAGAAGAAGCAGAAAAGGAAAAAGATATTCCAGATTGGTTTTGATAAACAATGGTAATGACAACTTTGCATAAAAAAACAAAAATTGGAAGAGTAGTCAATTTGGGTAGTTCAAGCGATGGTAATGCGTTTTATATTGAGATTTTTAGAGAGGGCTACCCTAACTCTTTCAACCTACTAATTGAATGTGGTTTTGATTATAATGTTTTACAAAAAAGGCTTGTAGAAAGAGGTTTAAGTGTAAACAAAATACATGCTGTTTTGATAACCCACGAGCATAATGACCATGCAAAAGCCGTTGTAGGTTTGTTTAATCGTGGTCGAAAGATTTTCGCACCAGAAAGCGTTTTCCAAAAGTTTGGTTTGCTTGAAAAAGTAGAAAAAAAATATATTATTTATGAAAGAAAAAGCAAATTGATTGCTGATGGAATTAGAGTGTTAGGTATGCCGTTAGACCATGAAAACGATGACGGAAGCAAGACTTATAATTTAGGTTATATTATTACGATTGACAATGAATATAAGATACTTTTTGTTACCGATACAAAACATATTAGATTTGATTTAAGCAAGTATAAGTTTAATTTGATTTTTATTGAAGCGAACAACTTGCACAGAGTGATACACTTTGCATTAAAAAACGCACAAGAAAAAAACGACATGGGGAAAATCATTCACTTTAAGCGTGTATTACACTCACACATGTTGGTTGAGAAAACAGCGAAAACATTAGCAGGTTTTGATTTAAGTGAGTGCGAAACAATAATCTTAATCCATTTAAGCACAAGTTTAACAATGAATATTTTTGAGTTTAAGAACATAGTTAGAAACAAGTTAAGAAAAGAAAGAAAGTTTAGAAAAATTAAAGTAACCAATAAAAAAACAGGAGTAAGTTACATAAAAAAATTGCCAAAGATATTGGTTGCAACACAAAGGGGTAGTATAGAATGAAAGATGGAATGAGTAAAGCAGAACAAATGAGGGAGTTAGGATGGCTATGAGTAAAAACGACAATAACAAAGAAGTCTTAATGGAAAGATTTGATGTGTTTTATAAAGCATACCCAAGAAAAGTTAGCAAAGGTCAAGCGATAAAGACATGGTTAAAGTTAAAGCCGAGTGAAGAACTTTTAGATAAAATGTTAGAAGCGTTGAAGTGGCAAGTGAAATTAAAAAATTGGCAAAACAAAACTTATATACCACACCCAAGCACATGGCTTAATGCTATGAAGTGGGAAGATGAAAAAGACTTATCGTTGCTTGTAGGTCATGGAAACGATAGTGGCGATTTAACTAAAAGACAAGAAGAAGAACTATTGCAAATTATACGAGATAAGCGACTTAAAATGAGAGGGGGCATGAATAACAATGAAAATGTTAAGTGAAAATATGTTTGTAGTGAAAATGGGCGAGTTATTAGCATGGTATAATAATTTTCAATTTAAGTTTTTTGATATTGATGAAAATGGTAATAAAAAAAAGACCTTACAATTTATCATGTGGCATGAAGCGTTTGAAAGATTTAGCGATGATGATTTTGATTTGCTTGTAAGTGGTTATATGCGTGATAATGTTTACGCACCACAAAGCCCAACGAGCATTTTGGAGTATGCGAGAAAGACCATTATTGAAAATCACAAAATTGATACTGACAAAGCGTGGCTTTATGTGAAAGGTTTAATTCAAAGATATGGAACTGTAAGCGAAACTGTTTATAACACTCTTAAAGGCGAGTTTGTAAATGTCAATCGTTTAGAAAATGAACTTAAAAATCATGATGATAAAAAGTTATTTATGGTCTATGAGATTATGAAAAGCAAGTTGCAAACCTTAAATATTGATAATGAACCTTATGTTAGAAAAGAGTTTTTTGAAGAATATGAACGACTTTTGAAAGATGAAGTTAGGTCAAGCGTGAATGAGGGTTCACTTAAAATTGACCTTAATAGTAAGAAAAAGAAATTGATAGGAGAATGAAAAATAAAAAAAGTGGCAATTACGCCACCGAACCTACCAAGATTATACCACGAGAGAAATTAAAATACAATGTAAAGGAGATTGGAAATGAATAAAAACGAATTAAAAACAATTTTAGACAACCATAAAAAATGGTTGATTGGCGAAGAAAATGGTGTTTATGCTGATTTAAGTGATGCTGATTTAAGTGATGCTGATTTAAGTGATGCTGATTTAAGTGATGCTGATTTAAGGTATGCTAATTTAAGTGATGCTGATTTAAGGGATGCTGATTTAAGGTATGCTGATTTAAGGTATGCTGATTTAAGGTATGCTGATTTAAGTGGTGCTAATTTAAGTGGTGCTAATTTAAGTGGTGCTAATTTAAGTGGTGCTTATTTAAGGTATGCTGATTTAAGTGGTGCTGATTTAAGGTATGCTGATTTAAGTGGTGCTTATTTAAGGTATGCTGATTTAAGTGGTGCTTATTTAAGGGATGCTGATTTAAGGGATGCTGATTTAAGGTATGCTGATTTAAGTGGTGCTGATTTAGATTTTTCGCAGTTAAACTTATCAAGTGTGGGACTAAACTTTAAAATTGATGAAAGAATAGCAAAACAAATTGCATATCATTTAATAAACTTAATGCAATATAGCGACATAGATGTGAATAAAATCTTTAAAACGTCTGTTTATAAGTGGTTAGAAACTTCACATTTAGTGGAAAAACACGACATGCCTGTATTAGAAATAAAGGAGTTAGAAAATGAGTAAATCAATTTATGAAAGAGTTTTAGATTTAAGAGATAGAATATCATTAGATGGTGATGATACTATATATGAAGAGGATTATTTATTGCTTGATGAAGTTTTAGACCTTATTGAAATTATTAGTGGTGAAGATACAGATATTGAAACACAGATATATGATTATAATAATACCGTTGATATTTATAATGAACTTGAAATAGGTATAAAGTTTAAAAAACAAGAGAAGTTGTTAGAACTATATAGG